ATGGTCGTTCCCGAACCTGTTAGGATTAGACCAAATAATCCGCCTTTGATGGTTGTGGAAGACAGACCATAAACGCTTCCAATTTCTGTTGCGACAGAAGTGTTAGCTTGTCCTGTTAAAGATATGTTATCATTATCTAATGTCCCAATTAGGTTTCCTGCATTTTGAAGATAGATTGATTTTGAATTAGCAGAATTTAAGAACGTATCGCCGTCGTAAGACTGTACAAGAGCGTAGTTTCCATTAGAAGAATGATCTAACGTTTTATGCCCAAACATGGCAAAATAGTTTGGAAAGCTAGTTCTAGTATAGGGCAATTCTCCGACTTCAGCTGTTCCGATGTAGGCTTCTGCGTTTGTGCTGGAAGATCCTGTAATTGTTGTCGTCGCAGATCCTGAAAGTGTTATTCCAAACAAACCTGCATACATTTTTGTAGAAGACAATCCATAGGAATTTCCCAATATTGTTGCAGTTGAAGTAGATGTATCTCCTGTCAGTTCAATGTTATCGTTATCAAATTTGCCGATGAATGATGTTCCGTTTTTTATGAATATCGATTTTGTAGATTTTGCGCCTAAGAATGTATCTCCATCGTATGCCTGGATTAGTGCTGCGTTTCCATCTACGCTGTTATCCATGTCCTTGTGGCTGAACATGGCGTAATTTCTACCCCAGAAAGGATGTGTGCCGACTTCAACTGAACCGATATATGCGTCAGCTTGGGTAGAAGTAGAACCAGTTATTATTGTTGATGCTCCGGAACCTGATAGAATGATTCCGCCTGTTCCTGCATAAATCGATGTGCTGCTTTGACCGTAAGAACTACCTAGAAAGACGTTCGAGTTGAAATATGACGCGCCTGTTAAAATTAATTCAGAGCTTAACGTAGAAGTCTTAAAGTAGATTCTTCCAAGGGGTAATCCTGAAGCGCCTGAAGTGAGGAAATAAATTCCTTTATTTTGAGGAGAGTTTATGTATGTAGACCCGTCGTTAGATTGTCCTAGAGCATAATTTCCCATACCCGCTGAGGTATCGTTGTTATAGGCATGATTTAAATCTGTGTGACCAAACATGGCCACAGAATTTCCGTATCCGGGAAGGCCTCCAATTTCTACAGAGCCGATCCTTGCGTCGGCGGAGAGGCTTGCATTTGCAGAAGAGCCTGTTAGGGTTATTAGGGAACCAGAAATAAAAACCCCAAGAAATCCGCCATCTATTCTTGTGTAAGATCCGCCATAGTTGCTACCCAACGTTATCGTTTGATCTACGTTAGCTTTACCGGTTAAAGATATTTCGTTGTCATCGAAGTATCCTATTGTGTTACCATTATTCGAAAGATAAACCTTGTTTCCAGCTGGCGAATTTAGCCACGTATCGCCTGTATATAACTGAGCTAATCCTGCTTTTAACGTCGTCGTAGTATGATCTAACGTCTTATGACCGAAGATTGCATACCATTCTTTGAACGCTCCGCCTTCGTAACCGGGCCAAGATCCTATAGACGCATTGCCCAAGACAGCGTCTGTATATGTTGTAGTTCCGCCTGACGCTGAAAGAACTTTATAAATAACGACTTTGTCAGTTGGAGAACCACCCTCCGTGGGATTAATCGCAGCATAATCTGTGTTATTAGAACGTAGGTGTAAAGATTTTCCTGAAGCTGCGTTCAGGTAAGTGTATCCTAATTTGTCTTGTAGAAGTGCATAATTGCTTATGATAGAGTGATCTAACGCTTCATTACCAAACATCGCAAAATGAGATGCATAGTCATTGAAATTACCCCAAGGCCAAGAACCAACTTCTGCATTTCCTAATCTTGCATCTGCACGAGAGAAAGAATAATATGCAACATCAAGTGATGATGAAATAATCGTGGTGGATCCAGACAAAAGTATTCCACCGGTACCAGCGTATATGTTTACATTCGATGAGCCGTATGAACTTCCTATATCTACGAAGGTATCGTCTCCGCTTTTTCCAGTCAAGTAGATGTTAGAAAAAGTATTTCCTAAAACGTTGTTATAAGAGAACGTAGCCAGATCGCTACCGTTGTTTCTTAGGTAGATCGTTCCATTTACAGCGGTGGGATTTAGGACAATATTTCCATTGCTGGAATTTACAGATACTCCCGAGGATCCTCCTTGAATTGTCGTCGTGGATGTGGACGTAGTCGAACCAACAGTCACTGTTTTGATAGCGGGGCCGGTCCCTACATTAACAGAGCTGTTGTACCCGAAGGCGTCTATGTTAACTGTTCCACCCGTGCCTGAACTGTCAATTGCAATTGTTCCGCCGTTAGTGTAGACTTGAACACCATCACCAGCAATTGTGGTATTAGTGCCAGCAACGTAATTGCCGATGTTTATATCGTTGGTAGCTCCACCCGTCGCGATGTTAACTGTTTGTGCTTGAGTCGAAGCAGTTCCAATCTCGATCGTTCTTGGCTGGTTAACAGTACCGATGCTTATCGTTGATAATCCATTATATGTTTCTATGCCGATGTTACCTGTTCCGGCATTTAATGTTAACGAAGACGCCCCATACGTTGATCCCAGGGTTACTGTCTGGGTTGTGCTGGCTTTTCCTGTTAAGGAAATTTCGTTATCGTCTAGATAACCTAGCGCAGCATCATTATTAGCTATGTAAACTTTTCCGCCGGTTGGGGCATTTAACCACGTGTTTTTTGTGCCGGCAGATGAAGCTTGAATTAACGCGTAATTTCCCGCAACAGAATGATTGTAATCGCTATTTCCAAAAAAGGCATAACTTGTTCCTGCTGGCCAAGCACCGATTTCAGCACGACCAACTACGACATCTGCCGTAGATGCCCCCACGGTGACCGTAGTCGCTGCACCCCCAACATTAAGGGTTGTTACAGTAGAATTTAATAAATTAAACGTGGTAGCGGTGGACGTTAAATCCCCACCGTTAATAGCTACGTCCCCTGGGGTTATAATATCATTTGAATCGCTTATTGTTACGCCTGAGTTTTGTATTAGCTTGCCAGTTGTTAGATCAAATCTAGCAATAGCGTTATCGGTAGATGATGCTGGTCCAACTACGTCGCCTGAACCTCCTCCCGTAGCTGATATTGTAACAGCAGCTCCTGCTCCACCGTCTACTATAGAAATACCTGACCCAGCGGTGAGTATCCTTTCGTTCGTCAACGTAGCGTTAGAACCGATGACAACATAGGAAGCGTCGAGTGGGGCACTCGACGCCGTGCTAGATATTACCGACCAACTTGAGCTATTCCACAATAGCTGCAATATTCCATAATTCGCCGTTATCGTCTTCGAGGTACTTCCGTCGATTAGGTGCGATGTCGTACCTTTGTTGGTTTTCGTTCCTTCGGGAGAACCGACTACAGTAATTGATACTGTTCCTGCGTTTCCACCTGCATCCTTGATATAGACGAGTTGACCTTTTTTTGGAGCCGCGGGGAGACGGAGCGTCGCTGTTCCAGAAGCTCCTGTAGTCGTAACGTTTATGCTAGTTAGCGAATCGGGAATGCTCCGCGTGGAGCCTTCCGCTATTGTTATGTCTAAAGTGCTTAGACCGATCGCGCCGGTCAAGGATAGGTTGGCAGACTGATTGGGCAAACCTATTTGCATGTCGGCCGTCGTGGCGATGGTGGTGACTTGATTCGTCGTTTTGTCTTTCGCGAAGACGAGACCAGACTCTCCAATTTTTGCGACCGTCGGATTATTAGACATCTTACGTTCCTATGGTTGTATTACCGAATAAGTCGGAAAGAGAAGACAGAACGATCGTTCCAGGCGGCGTCGTGATTTGATTTCTATTCCTACTAATGTCATCGAAGTACGGAAGAGACGAAGTAGCATATAAACTTAAATTAGACGACCACGTGTTCTCTGGTTTTTCGGAGAAATATGCTAACTCTCTCGTGTTTTCAATATATGTCAGTCTGGTAAAGTTAACTCTTACTGGCGAATCGTTAATGACACTGTCTATGGACGGTAGGCTGGTCGCCGCACTAGATAATGAGAATCCGCCTACAGATAATTGTGACTTAGACGTTTCGGCGGCGGATAATGCAGGTTGCTCTACACCGCCCGAATATCTTAATGGCGCGTTGTTTTCGTCGTGAGTAAAAGTAGAATTAAGGCGCTGTTCAAGCATGTCCCTAAATTGTCCGAATCTATCACGACGAAATACACAACTAGTGTAATGAGGGTTGCCATCTATCAGCCCATATTTCCAACCCCTAACAATCGCGCCTAAAGAAAGATAATAACCTGACCCATCTGGAATAGGGCTAAACCTTCTTCCAACTAAATTATTTCTTCCTACAACTATATCGATTCCTAAAAATTTTTGTAATTTTATTGATCGTCTGTCTCCAAATCCGAATAGAATTTTTGTCGTTTCTCTAGCGGGTGTACCGTCACCGAAGAGAGTGTATCTAAGATTATCTACCCAATAATTAGCATCAAAAGATGTACCTGGATATGGCGTGTATGGCGTTAGCACCGGCACTGTAGAACCTGAAAAATTAGAACCTGAGCTTAATTCAACTATCAACAATTTGCTAGTTTTATATTCGTTTCTTTGTACCAGCGTTGCACCAACCAGCTCTGATCTGGAAACGAATGATTCGGCGACGGATTTATCTCTTTTTACCTTCGAAAAGGCGGGTTCAAAAGGGAAAGACGCTTCGAATCCTATCGGACTTAGACCCGTGATCTCTTCGTATGGATTAAATAGATCATTATCAAATACTATTTGATTGTGTACGCCGAAGCCGTACAAAGAAAAATCTACTCTTATAATTTTGCCTCCGAGCGTATTAAATGACTCGACGAGATTAGGCGTTAATGAATCGTAGAATCTTTCGGCGTTAGAAAACAATCTTACGTTTCTTATTGTCCCGGCGCGCTCTCGCCACGGTTGTAGATTGTAAGCAGCGTTGCTAGTTAGAAGAGGACTCGGTCGTTGATGTCGTTCGACAGTTAGTTTGCTGAAGGCTAACCCCCTTATCCCTTGAATAAACGTAGGTGTACCTAACACGTTTACTTTAGTCAATAATGAACCCGTGACATAATTGTCATATGTTGAGCCGGCCTGTAGGTTCGAATATAGGATATCGTACTGATCGGTGACCGGATAGTCGCCAATAACGCTAAATATCGATTCTGAATTTACGTAGTGACTCATGGGTGATACTCCTCACCTTCTTGAATATAACTACCATATACCGTTATATTGATAGACCCCGTATTTAACATGACTGTTCCATGACTGCCTGTTAAAATATAGTTGTTGTAGCGAGCGCCTGATGGGCCCATGAAGGGCTGAAATTGAGTACCCGAATCTTTGGCTCTATCGATAGCAGGTCTAGTTTTTGACATAGAGATAGTAAGTTTATCACCGGGCAACATCAAATATGGCGATGGTCTTGAATCGACGGTAGAATATACGCTAACAGCGTCGAAACGAAAACTGGCACTATTAATTTGATCAGTATAAATGGAGGGTAACGAAGCTTTCGTGTATCCAGAGTATAACGGATTACGTATTTTGTTTTCAGAATTAAACGCGGCAATATTTCCACCCAAGATTGAATTGCCGCTAAAACTCAATTTAGTAGTACCACGGGCGAGCGGACTTATTTGTTGCAGATAAACTCTAGGCGATCGATCTAGATACGCTGACAATGTTGAGACGATGTTTACGAAGCCGACACCTGGTACTAATACGTCGCTAGAAATTCTGTCGTAGGTATTTGCGTAAGTTTCTCCTTCGGGCGGAAGCTCGGGCGAACACAGTAAAAATTCGGCTTTACCTCTATTGCTTTGAACGTATGCCGCTGCATCAGCGATTTCAGCGGGAGTACCGTCATAATAAAAACTCGCGGTTAAGTATGACCGGTCATTCCTAGCGAAGGTTAATCCTCCAGCGACAGACGCTTCCATTTCCAGTTTGACATTTCCTTCGTAGACGTTATTAATTCCTGATAATACGCATGTTGGATTAGAAAAAGAAGTAAATCCCACCGGTCTCATACAGTGATGTTCCATACCAGGATCTTTTTTTAGAATTACGCTGGCTGTCATATCGTTTACGTGCGTGATGGTACCTGACGCGATTAAATCAAGATATGAATTATTTTGACCTTCTCCTCGACGAGCGCACATTAAAGCGAATGTTATTCCTGGTCCTCCAAAGTCTATAGGCCCTATGAATCTCCCTGCTGCCTCTGGATCGTTAATCGAATAAGTTGGATCAACGAATGGTCGCGTGCAGGTTGTTACATCGTTAAACCACGCTCCGTTTATGTAAAGAGGCACGCTTACAACTACTTTTTCTATTAAGAAAGGTTGGTCGATCGCGAAGTCGAACATTTGAGATTTTTGTGGGAAAAAACTTGAATTATCTGTTACGCTATTTCGATATTCTCTAGAAGTAACAGATTTTGATTCTTCTAAAAACTGCGTTCTTGGGAACCATGTGGCACCGACGGCACCATCAAATTTTTGAACGTTGTAAAGAGAACCTATCGCAGAGTCAGTTTGATATGAAAGTGGAACCCACGAAGGAGTTTGAGCTGTGTAATTAACGAAGTTCGTTCCTGACACTATTTTTCTTCCCGCAGCATCGAATCCCCGCGAGGTTTCAACAACACGATAGGTCGGCCATTGATAGCTGCTTAATTCGTCAGTCCCGGCGCCATCACGAAATCTTATATTCGCCGCTACTTCTCCCTCTCTATAATCGCTAAAAGAGCTCGCGGGAGTGCTGTAACCGTCTGGGTCGACCAGCGTCCACGTTTTTTTATTACCGTCATAATAATAAAACGACGCCGTAGCGGGGGGCATCGTTGTTTGTTTCGTCACGGGTAAAGAAAAGTGAAATTGAGTCTTTGATTTAAGCGGCGCCGTGAAACCTCCACCAAATATTTCTAATGATGAACCAGTTGCATAGAAACTCGATGTCAATGCTGTTTCTTGATAATTTTTTTGTGATTCGTTGAAAGAATTTTTTGAAGGCTCATGCAACTTATCTAAAGCATCTAAAACTTCTAGATGAGAATCTATTACACCAACTTTCATACTACCTGTGACCCTAAGACTATCGCGTGTAAACAAAAGTTGTCTCAAAGGCAAATTAATGTTGTCACTAGTGTTACCGATCAACCTGGATGGTAGAGTCGAGGGCATGTGGACGACGACGTTGCCTCCCGAGAAAAAATTAATAGTTTTTCTATCGTCGAATAATCCCCCTGGCGAAGTAAGACGCTTGGTGGAAGACATCGTAGAAATTAATTTTCGCGGTAAAAATTTACCTGGATTGACAGGCGGTGAAAAGGTTATGATCGCACCATTCTTCGGCCAGTTAGCGCTTCCGACGTTTAAGGAATACGGTCTATTGTTCGCATACGTTAAAGACGTCTCTGAGTAAGATGGAGAATATTCCGATCCACCCAGCTCTGATAATTTTCTTTTTGTGTCGTAATCTAAAAGAGTCGAAAAATCTCTAAATTTATTAGACCCCATCGAGGGACCCGACCAAAACGCGCCGATAGTTCCACACAAATTCAAATAAGAAGGATACGAAACGGGTCGTTTGTATTGGTTTCTAGGCCAATACCGATATTCGATAGTCCCATTTTCGAATAGCGTTACTTCAAGCTTTAGTCTGCTATTGTATTGCGACTCCGTATTGGTCCACCTAACTAGTAAATATTTTCCTTTTTTCGAATCATAACCATTGACGTACCTAACACCGTGGTCGATAGTGTCGTAGGGCCAGATATTAGAATCGGCGCCTTTGATGATGTTGTCTTCCACAGTCGATGTTATGTCCGTTAGATACAGACCATTCTTTAATTGCGTTAAGTTGGCCGATGTCACCCACGTCCTATCAAACCACGGTGCAAGTATGATGTGATCGTAAGAAAAATCAGAGTTGATATACTCATTAGTGTATATGTCGGCATTGGGGTCTGTCGAGTCAAGTACGTCGTACCACCACGTAGCCCCTGTCGTTCCACCGTCGGGATCTCGTAACATCATCCAGCCAGCGCCGGCGACGGAGAACTCCTGGTATGTTTTTCCGTTTATGGTTATGTCAAAGCCGATAGGATTGGATACCGAATAACCTAAGTCTGCGTCTCCGGCGAGCATAGAGCTTTCAAACGTAACTGCGTAAGTCCCACCAGAACTAAATTTAGAGTCTGGTGCGGTCTCAGGATCGCTGAATATTTTTCTGATCGTTGTGACGTAATTTTCCAGATTTTTTGGTGGTGGTGTCCTCAATAATTTTGATGTAGCCATCTCAATACGTCATGCCTCCGAAAGCGATCGAATCAGTTCCTGCGTATCCTATATTATCATATACAAAACCTGTTGTCGCAGATTTTTTACCGGGTGGCACGTAGTTGTCCGTAGAACCAGTCATGACTTGGAAGACTTTTACCATGTCTTCTCCGTGAGTTTCGACAGTGATTCCTAGACTCTTCAGGTAATCGAATTCGCCGCCGTCGACGAAGCTGTCTACATAGTTGTGCTGATCGTTCAAGAAACCTATGCTTTGTCTGGCTACTGACGAGCCTGACCTGATCACTTCAAATGCGTCGAGGTATTGTTCGTTATTGACAAATGCGCGAGTAGAGACTGTTCCCGACGTCAATGTTTTTATTGGTACTAGTTTTTTAGGTGTGTAATCTACTGTTAAAATTCTGTCACTAGAAAACTTAAAGTGTTCCCAATTGCCGGCCATCATATCGGCTCTAAAGGCGTGAGATTCATAAGGAAATTCTATAGAAAAGAAAGAGATAACGGGTCGGATCGTCAAGGGTTCAATGATACCATTCAGAATATAGTTTTCGACCTGATTACTGTCGGAAGTGATTATGGGGAACGTGATGACTTTGCCGAGATCGCCGCCAGGTTCTTGTAAGCGTAAGTAATTGACGGGATTAAAATAATCGACTTCGACGAATGATCCTGTGGATATAATGTCTAGTTCGTTAATACCATAACAGATAGGTCTAATAATGTGACCAGGGGTTCCTGCCGTAATTTTGAAAGAACCTACCGCGTGTTTTTCTAAAGTAATTTCTACGCCTTGCCTAAAGGCATCGATCGCCGAAGTATTGATGCTAGAAGAGTTGACACCAATGACGGTATCATAGACTCGAGGACCCTCGATGAAGGCTCGTTCTTCTAACACATCGTATTGCTGGATAGACGAATAAAAGTTCTTTGAAAATACTGCCATGGTTATTCCGACTTATTAAAATCTATTTATATTTCCCACGATCTGTTGGCTCAGCAGAACATCTCTAAGACGACTACGCAAACCGGAGTCTCCTAGATAAATTTCATTTGACTTGTATTCCATCTTGTGACGTTCGAGCACGTGAGATTCTATTACGAAATTCATTCCTTTGAATCTAGTTTTTCTCGGAACAAGCTGTTCTATGAAATTACCCATCGATAAATCGAACCATCTATAGAATTCGAAAAAGTTTCTAAAATTCATTTTATCTTTTAGACGATTAAAATAAATGTCCCGCAATTTCTCTAAATCTGGATAATCTGGGGAAAACATCAACTCGGGCGAACCTATGGCTGTCGACAGAACATCATGCGTTGCAAACATGTTGACGATGTCCTTGTTCAGAGAATCTAATAGTGAAAACTCTATTGAGAACCTGACGTCATCTTGAGGAGTCTCGCCAGGCGGAAGTTCGTAAGCTGGTCCTATCGTGGCGTATGGTGCGTCGCTCAAATATTCGAATTCTTTGAATCCCCTAATTCGAATTTTTTCAGTAGAAGAATATTCATCGAAATATGGCGATAAATAACTATAACCATAAATGTCACCTATGAAAACCTGCTGGCTGGCGGGGAATTGCGACCCGAAGACTCTGACACCATTTTCGCTAAAATCATTAAACACTATTTCTCCAGACAATGAAGCCGTTCTAGCCGTCTGCTTTTCTAAAGTGCTTAATCTTAATTTCTCGAATGAACCTGTTTTAGAGGTTACGTAATTGTAGTTTGTTAACGCGTCTTCGACGCCAACAGACTTGGGGTTTCTAACATGCTCTCTCCACTCAGATTCCGTCAAACCCTTAGACCAAAAACGAATGTTACTAACTTGACCGACGCATTGAGTTTCTCTAGCGATGTCTGGCGTATCCAGCGTACTATTGAGATACAGATAGCCCATGCCACCTTCTGGGATGTTGTTGTTTTTTCCTATCGCGATTCTAGATCCCGACGCGTTGTTGGCTGCCGACAATATTCTAAACGCGTTATTTTCTCCCGAGGGAGTCTCATAAAAGAATGAAGACGTCGTGTATATCCTCGAAATATCTCCGTTATTTTGTGTTGCAGCTCTTAAGAAGTAGGAAGACGATACTGCACTCTTTATAGAGTCATTACGATAACAACCTACAGATATATTCCATTTTTCGCCATCGAACACGTTAATGGGCAACATCAACTGTAGCGCTGGCGAAGTCGCCGACATGCCAGGTCGAATATAGGCCATCAAAGAACTTGACGCAACGAGGTTAAGAATAATTCCTGGTTGGGCAGTTGTCGCCGACCCCGTCGTTTCGAATCTGACTAGTGATTGATACTCGCCATCAAATTTCGCCAAATTTTCTGCGGTATATCGATAACATCCTTCATATGTCCAGGAACCAGATGTCAATAGACCATCATTTTTATTCGTCGATATTCCTTCGCTAAATGGACCGATGACGTCAGGGAATCCAGGCTCCACTCTCGAAGCCGAAAGAAACGACGTTGTGACGATTGAAGCCGTTTGGAAATCTACTGCCGATGAGTATTCGGTTCTTGTTTCTCTGCTCGTTCCAAATTGATTTAAAGAAGGTCCGCCGAATTCTCTAATTCGTACGCTGTTATCTGGGTCTATTCCAACTGACCTTAAGTAAGACCTAATACCGTGTTGTGTACCCTTAGATTTCAAGATATCGGGTATGTTTACCAAGACACGTCTTAATAAATTAGACTGTATTTGTTTTAAGGTGTACGTCGACAAACCACTTTCGCTGATGTCCTCGCCATCGACGTACTGGAGTATGCTAGCATCGTTAAAGAACGACGGTAGAAATAGACCATAGGAATTAGCAAAGTTATTTAAAAAATTATCTGGCATGGTGTTCGGGAGCGCATAGTCTACCGTGTTTAACGTACCGAATGCGTCGACGAACATTTTTATGTCATCGAAGAACTTAGCCCAGATATAGAGAAAAGTTAAAATTATCTGTGTAGAACCTAGCTGTCCTTGTCCCGGTATACCTTCTCCGCCATAAGCCTCGCCGATCGTTCCCTCTATCTCGTCGCGCTTTAGCCCTTCTTCTTCTCCACCTTCTCGAAGATAGTGTCGTGGAATTAATTTTGTGATCAAGTTTGGGTTAACCTGATCGTATATACTGGCCGAAGACAATAATCTCGTATTTAACGAGACGACATCGGGATTATAGGGAAATAACACTACTGTGAATTCGGGTCTCTCTGCGGTCATTGAACTTAACGGGTCGTCTATCGCCGATTGTCGCAAAGAGTTATCGAAATTTTGTATAAGTCCATGCAGAGAATTTCCCGAGCTGTCCAAGACTATGGCATTAACAAGATCGTTAGGATTAGAAGATAAGGACGACGATGGTTCATTAAATCTAAAATACAGTTTTAAAGAATCTGTCGAATATAGACCCTTAGAGGAATAGTTTCTTTGTTGTTGAATAGACCTATAGGCATGGAATATTCTAAATTCGTCAAGGGTACCGCTGAAGGTTTGTTGTGGCGTCGTATATACACCATCGACGTAAAAAGAAGATCCCGAACCGATAACTAAAGAAGACGTGTCGATAAATTCGCCAATAACTTTTTGTTTTTTACTTTCATTTTGTAGGCGCTCGTTAACAAAAACTTGCAGATAATTGTCGCCTACTTCTCGATTCAAGGATACACAAAGATGATTAAATTCTCCCTTGCGGAAGCTGCAGTCTACAAAGTTGTTAACGCTACCGGAAACTATGCAGAAAGTACCTGTTGCGTACGCGTTCGTTGAGGGTTCTAAGTAAAAAGTGAAACCTTGACTTTTATCAGGTGATAACTTTTGAAAAACAACTTGTCCATCGTTGCCTTGATTCGGGACGAATATATGGGTTTCAATTGTGAACGACTTATTGGCGGGTGGATTCAATATGGGCTCGCCCGTATCGTTCTTAGATATGTCTGGGAACAACCATCCCGCAGAGTCTTTAACTTCGACGCGCGTTCCTAATCCCGAAGCAAAACCGTTAAAGGGATCTTCTCCTACCTGCGTGCCCGAAAAATGTAGCTGTCCAGCGAATCTTGGGAATTGATCATATACCCACTTTTCATAGCCTGTTAATTTTTCAAAAAATCTTTCAACATCAATTCTTGTACCGTCGAATGGAAATCCATTGACGATCTGATCAAAAGCGACATTGGTTTTTACTTCGGCAGACTGGAAGAATGTGTGTTCTTCGAATTTTGACCAATCAACGTTGAGTTGTTGCGTGCTTTTTACAGGATAATCCAGCGGGTCGTATTGAAAAGACGAAGTACTTTCTATGTTCGTGTTTAATAGGTCTCGAAACGTTAGCTGTACTGGTCTAGTCTCGGTTAACGCAGCTTTAATAAACGATGGCGCTTGTATGTAGTTCTTTTTTCTAATCATGACGAATCAAGGCCTAGATTTTTATTACCCTAAACACGGGTGAAGCATTCAAGTATTTCTGTTGTTGACCATCGACTATAGTCATTATATCGACTACGTACGAGCGCTGCGACGTAAGTGTCGAAGTGTTAAAATTAAAATACATACCGCTAGAATCGCTGCTTAATTTGGTAGAATTAGTTTCAGAATCAAAAGGTATCACATATTCGTTAGTCACAGAATTCCTAATGGCGTAATAAGAATTCTTTAGGGCCAACCCAGGTAATTCATGTGGCAATCTAACCGCCTTGATTACAGGACTATTTTGATCAAAAATATTTACTCTTAACGTTACTTCTTCTGCCTCTGCATAATCGGTGCTTATTCCCAACACACCGACCGTATATCTCCTGGGATTCAATCTACGATCGATCCTCTCTGGCGCGTACGCTGTTATTTTCGATCCTGTTACATAGGCTATCGTTCGATCTATAGAACTCCACACCGGTACAAAATTAATGGAGCCTGTTTGCAAATAGCTTGCTTTAATTTTGGGATTGGTTAGTGGTAGGGATATCGAAGCAGAATATATCCCGGTTGCAGGGTTGATACCAGAATAATGCTGCGACCCCGTAAAGAATAACGAATAAGATCCGACGCCAGACGCTTCGGTTTTAAGTTCTAGTAGAATGCAGTTGGATCCCGTAATGAGAGAAGAAGCCGAAACTAAGTTAGTCAATTGACCATGAACATAGTTGTAAAGAAATGAGCTAGCAGGATATGGCGAGTCGATTCGTAGATTGGACGTTTCATCGAATATCGAATCGTCGAATTTAACTTGAAGCTGCGGTCGCTTTGTTTCGTCGTAAGCCGTCCGCGAGGCGAATCTTTTAACGAAATAAGTGTAAGTATCAGACTCAATTGTATCGCTAAAAGAAATTCTATAACCCGAATCTGGCAAGTCTTTTTTCAAGGTCGCCGACACGATATTCGTTACATCGATGAGTAAGTCTTCTTCTCCCGTTATAAAAGTCTGAGAAGCTTTGGTGTTGTTGATCGTAATAGAACTGGTTATATAATCTCCGGGACTCGTCGAAAAACGAGCCGCCGAGCAACCCTCTTGGAGCCACGCAGCTTCTCTAGAGGCAGAAAAAAAGTTTGTGACATCTTCATCGACATAGTACGCCGTATCTTTGCCCGATCCTTCGTCGAACGAAGCCGATAGCGGAAAAATATCTACCGTAAAATTGTTAGGCGTAGTTTGTCCGCCATATACGTCTCTTAAACTCAATTGACATTTGAAACTTGGGTGTGATATGTCAACTTTTCCATTGTTGACTAAATCTCTTAATGGATTTAGGTCAAAGTGTATTAAAATTCTGGATAATTCGATTTGTGCTATATTGTTGACGGTAGTGATTCCATATAGCTTGAAAAGGTCCATTGTACCTGCAGTACCGACGTTACCGCTTTTAGCTTGGATGCCATCTACGTATTTGTTAGTAATATATGTGTCTTTGTCGGCTTTTAATACGCGAAACATCAGGTCACCACCTTGGCTATGATATCGACGTCAGGATATCTTATTTCGAATATTCCTCCCGTCGGAGGAAATAACATCTGGCGCTTTGTATTGCTTTTTACGTCGTGTACGACGTCGCTATAAATCCTATTGTCAACTACGTTAGAAATATTTATTAACTCCACTGAGTCGACTGCGACGATGCCTTGTGTCGAATAAATCGTATTAATTACGTCTGAAATAATGATCGGTTGATCTATATACATTTTTCTAATTTCAAACTGCTTTTGTAATTTTGCTAAAACGACGGATAACACAGACGTTCTATTCAATGAAGGGTCAATTACGACGGTAAATTTTAACTGTAGATTAACGACTTGCGCGTCGAGGACATCGATAGCGTCTGATATCATCCTGTAAGAGTTAAGATATTTTCTTAAATTTAACTTTAGACTGTCTGGTGACATGATCAGTCTTTGGTTGTTGTCTCTTGATATAATGAATAGTTGCGTCGAAAGAGGGTTATTCGGATTTGGCGTTATAGACGCCCTAAATACTCTTCCTAAGTTGGATGGCATCGTATATACTCGAGCCAACAAGTCTTCCTTAGTCACGATTCTTTCTTGAGAATTTTTTACTGCTGGTATTAGCGCTATCAGTTCACGAGGTGTGAGAGCGTCTTCGCCACCAGAAGCCGCCATGGCGTTACTTATTTCTAGAGAATTTCTAACTTTTACAGCGTCGCTGTTGGGTGGATTTCTAGGAAAAGCCAACGATAAACTCGTAATAGATGATATGGAATTTGGCGTAACGTTGTGACTTAAGCCACCACCATACCTGTATGTAATCGTCAAATTTGTGTTAGAAGATATTACACCTAGGGTGTTCGTAGTTAATAATTTTTCAGGATTTAAAGAAGTCCTTTTTATCGTCTTCGAGTACGGTAAGGGTAAAGCAAATTCGGTCGGATCTGGAATGACGTCGTCTTCTAACGAAGCCGCAGAACCCCCTCCAAATAGTAACGTCGTTTTGCGCGTAGCAAGGTCAGTCAATTTAGTAAATCTATAAGGAGCGTGAATTACTCTCAACCCATCTTTTACGAGATCGCTGTCAGAAGAAGAATTTAGGGCGTTTCTATAGACTACGTCATGAGACAAGGCTCCAACTTCATAATACGTGTTACCGTAATCGTCATATACGTTTACTATTTCTGTGATATTGGGTTGCTCTAGTTGAATTCTACGAAAAGGGGTAAAGCTTCCAACTGTTGTTACTTGTCTAACCTCTCTACCAGAAACGCAAAGTCCGTCTAGCGAAAGAAAATAACTCACTATAGCACCATCAGCTCGGCGGCGGCCAACTTTTTTCTTTATCGCGGGATTTATGATATAGGTACCATTTTCGTCTGGATCTACTATGAATCTTATGTCTTCTATCAAAGTAAAAGGAATACCGCTATCGCTCGTAAAAATAGAACCTTCTTTGACAACTGGCAAAAGACTTAAATCAGGTCCATCGTCGCCGGGTGAGGCTGTTGGTACTTCAATATACGTAGTGACATTAACTGTAGCGGGGGAAGCTCCTGCGATAGTAACACCAGAACTTCTTAAAGCTCTTTCTATGCTACCATTTTCAACTGCAGTTTCTGGGTTTAGTTCACCGTAGAGGTGATCCAAGTAAAATGACAAATTATCGCCGACGTATGCGGCCATATCTAAAAACAAGCCACCTATAGACGCCTCTGAAAAATCTTGAATGCGATCTGGATAATATTGGCGCGCGTAGTCTAGTAACGACTGACGTAGGGAATCAAAGTCGCGAGCCAAATAACGTCGCTGTCTTATCTCTTTTGTAATTTTTTTAGGTTCAGTGGCCATTTTTTCTTGATTTCCATTATAGTACGAACAAATTAATTCGTAGTTTACGATTTTCGACAGCTAATTGTGGAACTGAATAGGTTATCAATAACTTTATTTGAGCGACTGAAGAAAGTTTCGTGTAACTTTCGAAATCCGACACATAATCTATTAGATTTATGTAGGGCATCCACGTCGCCGTAGCAGTCTTTATTCTAATCACTGCCTCGGAATCGAATTCTTCTTGAACTGAATATTCTGTTGTCAATGGTCTCAAGTTGGCGCCAAAATAATAAAGCCCCAATCGTTCTCCCCAGTTGGTGAGTATTAAATTCCTTAAATTGTCGTGGATAGTATCAGACATGTTAGTATACATGTCGAATATTCCATATTTTTTACCTAGTTTTAGTGGCGTCTTTATTCCGATAGGCGTCAAGCTGGGTATCAAATTACTCTCAATGAGTTTTTGACCCGTCATGCCTACGCTTTTAAAACTTATTGTTGACGCCATACAGTCCTAACTATGTCGGCTTATTAAAACTAAACCCGCTTACTTACACCAGTCGGGTATTCCAATCTTATCCCAAACACCGCTATAATCAGTTTTGAATTTTTTTACATAAATATCCATATTTACGTATCCGTGAAAACGCTTCAATTGACCAGATGCAGCTTGCGCGGCTTCAGCCGTGACCAAATATTTGGTACCATCAAATTTTAAAACTCTTTTGCAATATGCCATGCCTTGTGAAGCCTTAGCCGGGTCTCCCGCGGCGGCGCCCATATTTCCTTGTCCCGCGTCCGCTGTAGCCCACCACCCTTCTGACGGGCGCCAATCTATTATTATGCCAGTGTGGCGAACGTTGTTTTCACCGTCTATCGTTAAATAAACGTCTCCATAACTCGGCGCGGGAGCCTTCAACGGATCAGTTACATTAGAATTATCTAGGCTAACCCACGCTCCAAGTGCCGCCGCTGTATACGCAAATTCAAAACCTGTACCGCCTATTGAGTCTTTGGTTTTGTAAGCTGTTTCTGCGCCTTTTGTTATACCTGATTTTTTAAAATTCTCATCAGCTACTTGCTTGTCCCAAGGAATCGATACCGATGCACCATTTGCCCGCGAAGTAGGCATGATTACATTTCTTATGAGCCAACTAGATAATTGACCACAAGACGTCGCGACGGGTTGAATTGGGTTATCCGGATTAGCTTTTCCCATTACATCCTTAATTCCGGCCACACTCGAGAATCCACCACCAATGGTGGTACCAGCGCCATCTATCACCTTTGCCCACGCGGGGTGGACGGAGGCGTCGCTACCTGTAAAACCCCTGAAAGTCTCTTGAATAAAACCTCCCGACCCTCCTCCTGGCATGGGCATTTTTGCAAAATCGGGGGCAGGACCCAAGCAACCACCAACGCATGTTTTGCCTCCCTCGATGAGGTCTTTTATTCTTCTTCTAACACTCGTATTTTTAAATCCTTTTTTGCTGCTTCCCGAGGAACCGCCGTCGCCTTCATTGTCATCATCATCACCGGAGGAATAAGAATTTCCTATACCTTCGGGAATATTCATGTCCTTAGAAGTAGTATTCGGTGGCGGGTCGATGGGCACGTCTGGGTCTCCTTGTGGATCAGTCGGATTTTCTGTGCCCATCGTTTCTCCACCCTCGGGACTATCTTGAGGTATTTTGGGAGGTTCTTGTTGTTGAGACCCTTCATCAGGAGGCGCGCCACCCCAACCTGGTGGTGTAGCCTGACCTTGGTTGCCTTGATTGGGATAATCGTCGGCGGGAGGTCCGGCCCACGGAGAAACGTTAGATTGAGCATTACCTCCGCCACCTTGTGCACCAGGCGGTGGCACTTCATCAGGAGGAGCCTCAAATCCAAAAGGAGAACCTTGCTGCCCCGCGGGGCCACCGCTTCCCTGGGGTCCGGATCCTAAAGATCCCTGTCCTTGACTACCCCCAGGAGGTACTTCGTCAGATGGTCCACCAAAGCCAAACCCAGAGGGCTGTTGTGCAGAGCCACCGGGACTAGCACCAGGCGGCGGAGGATATTCGTCGGCTGGCGTTTCTCCGCCCATGCCATATCCGCTTCCATAACTAGGACTACTGGACCCGCCGGTTCCACTAGCGCCTGGTGGGGCTTCGTCTTGTACAGGTTGTCCGCTCGCCGCGAATGGACTTTGACTGACATTTTCATTACCGCCGGTTTGAGCCGGCATACCTGAAAGAGTCGTAGTCGACGATATCGTCGTAGAACCACCGCTTGCCGTAGTCGCTCCTTGAGGATTTTCGTTGCCAGAAGTTTGATCACTTTTTGACTTTGACATGTCTAGCAAACCTAATCCGCCTTGATCTTCTGGAGTAGCCGCGAGAGCCCTTATTATTTCACCGCTGCCTATATTTTGTCCTAATAGGGCGATGCACTCTAGCTTTACTTGATGTTGTAAAAGTACTTCTTGCGCTGCAATTTCAAAGTCACTAGTCGACATTGGGGTAGGTTGATGTTTTGAGGCGATTGCATACACTTCTGTAAGAAGTATGTCGTTTTGTCCCGATGCCATTTGCGCAATTAAATTAGGTAAAAATGTTGGGTCCTTGGAGCGGGCCATTAATTCCAAGTGCGCTTTTTCTTGTGCAAGATATATGGATTTTTCGAAATTGTGTTGTTGGGTGTATCCGTGCTTTAGTACGCGTGGATCGGGTAGTTGCGGAACTATTGCACCAGGTGCTTTATTAACTATGTTTATTAGTTTTTCTATTATTTTAGGATCTAACGGATTTAGCCCTTTTAAATATTGGTCAAAAAACTCCACAGTCTTTACTAGATTATTAGTTAAAACATCTTTTATGGTGGCAGGAGGCGCAGGAGGCGCTCCTGGGGGAGGGAGGCCTTGTATCTCGAATAATATGTCAGGAAACTTAACGGGCTTTGCGTCTTTCACGCCCATTACTTTAGCCAAAGCCGTAGGGTCTATCAGGGGAGCTAGCGGAATTTTAGGAACAGCTTGATAAGCTCCCGGGAGATTTAGCTGTTGGACAGTTTTTGTGTATCTTTCTTTCCAGATTCTATGAAACTCTGGAAATAAAAACTGGTCTTCTATCTTCGCGAGGTCAGAATTTTCTATAGGGTCTGCTTGTTTACCGACCGCGGGAGATTTGAATATTCCGTTTCCTGTTTTCAGTCGTTTTTTTACGTCTATAATAAAACCAGAAAAAGCACTTTTAGAAAGCTGCTTATTGTTTAAAATTCCTATGTCGTCTAAGACGCCCATGTCATTTAATTAAAACCTTTTTAGAAAAAGTTCCCAAATCAGGAGCAGCAGATAGTCCAATTGCAGAACTATCTACGTTACCGCCAGTCGTTCCGATGAATCCACCTGCCGTCGTCGCGACGGGCAAAGATTTAACCAGACCATCAGAAGCGCTGGCTGGATTTGCCGTACAGACTATTGCCTGCTTTGCGTCGTCTCCGCCGAGCTTAATATAACCTTTATCGCTGGGAGTAAAAACGATATCTCCATTGGCTTTTATCGTGATGGAAGCCCATTGCGTCGTGTCTGTTGAACTAGACTTTATGGTCTGTTGCGGATCTACACTCGGTAAGTTTTCGAAATTCGTAACGATGAAGGAAATGTCTGAACGAGCTATAATTCTAACTTTATCGGATTTTATTACAACGCTAGCGTCGCCAGTGGCATTATCTACCATCGTGTTGTTAGCGAATTTTTTACTCATGTAGTCTTTTAGACCAAAGTTCGCATCGGGTAAGGTCTTTTGAGAAATTAAAATTCTACTACGATCTTGCGAAAAATCAGGATTTCCTTCTTCTCGGGCTAAGGTGTCTGGAATTTTCGAAATTTCTTTTTTTAACTCTTCTCCGTCTGCTATTCTTTTAGTCGACGCTATCAAGCCGCCTGTGGGGGCGGTCATTCCTCTTCCAACGACGATGTCTATAGCACCAGAATATCCAAAAAAATCCATTGTGCGTTGGGGCAATATTCCCCTAGATGGAGCTGAAGCGTCTAGAGGGACTTCGGCAGCCTTGTCTAAACGATCTGTACCTAAAACTATTAAAGCGTTATTGCTACCCTCTAGGGCTATGTCTCCCGGACGTTTTCTAAATCTTGGAATAGATTCGTATTGAATAACTTGTGCGGCATCAGAATCCGTTATTAGTTTTTCGAATATCGATTCATCTTCAGATTGTATTAGTTTAGAATCAGAGACAGTAGACCTAACTCCGTCTTTAGACCTTATGGTTTTTCCGTTCCTCAGCTCATAAACGGGTTTATTTTCGCCTTCCATCTTCTTTTTTATAGAGACGTTTAGGGATTGATCAAGTTGCATCGCGTGATGGGTATGATTTACGTCATCTATAAAATGAGGTTCTGTAATTCGACAAAACCAATATCCCATTTCTATGACTTCGGCGTTTGGATTTTCGAACATCGTCCAAATCATTTCGCCTGGCTTGCAGGGTAAAGCTAAGTGGGATGGAAAAAACGGTAACAAAAACATTGGTTGCGAGATTCTGGTCGTAGATATCGTCGCGGCTTGGGCTATGATAGAATTGCGCGGTAAGATATTCGCGAATCTAACATTCGCAACTTTAATTACGTTTTTCCAATAGTCTATTTTGTTATCGTCTATTATCTGTGGATCGTGTATAACATCCAGCACTATCATGCGTTTGAAAGTAGTTTGAGGTACTTGAATCGCATCTTTAATTTGATTTATAACCCTTGGTACGCCACCGTCTCCGAGGCGCGTAATCATGTTACCGGGTTTTATGTTGTTATACAACGACATATTTTATCCATTTATCTTTTTAAACATCTCTTCGGAATCTATCTCATCATTAGTTTTTTCAGCCTTCGCGACGAGCTCCGCGAGTCGAATTAGTTGATCGTTAGCCTTACTCATTTTTTCGATGTAGGTAGCCATCGTTTTTCCGTGTACCGCGTGTTCGGTACTTTTGTCTTCAGCGATATTGACTAACTTAGCAAAAAGAGTGTAGGCGTTCTGACGATCACAAACGGCATTTTCATATATCTCTTTCCAAAGTTTTTTCTTTTTATCCGACAAGCCTTCTATTTGGTCAAGCAAACTAGAAAAATCTCTTACTTTGCTTTCTAATTTGAGTTCTGATTCTTCTAGTAGCGTTTCCACTCAAACCTCGTTTCTTTGTTCTACTTTAATTTTTTTGTAGTGCTTTTTGATCGCTTGCATCGTCGTCGTCAACTGTTTGGGACTTAGTCCTGACAACTCTCGCATGTATAACAATATTGCATTTTTATTTAATAGATCTATTTCTTCTATATTTTCAAATATCGTTATGATGGAATTAATGCACATCAATTCGTTTTCTGTTCTCACCTTTTCTCTAATATCGTAAAGTACCGTAGATATAGTTTCAGAAGATGTCAAGCCTTCTAGAAATAAATCTTGCGATGGTATGACGTTATGCTCTTCTAATATGTTTTTTTCGTGAGAAGAAAGAAGACTGGGGTCATCTAAGCTAACGTTCTTTTTAGATTTTTGAGATTTTTGTTTGGTTTTTATTATCAACCAATTTTTTGCTACGACGTTAAAATAAGAAAATGCATTTGTACCGCGCGAATCGTCGAACTTACCAATTGTCTCGAAGAGAAAGTTAACGCAATCGTTCTTTAAATCGTCATACGAATCGTAGAGACCCGCGAACTTGTGGATGTTGATGAGATTCTCTACCAACTTCTCGAATGCTGGCATGATCTCTTTTACATACAACTGATCTCGCTCTTTTTTGATTGTTGCTGATTGAAATTCGACAATAGCCCTTTGGGTATCAGCGTTGAAATATAGTTTTAATGGATCAATTTTTTTTACTCTTTCTCGCTTCTTGTCTTGCTTTTTCTCTTCTTTTTCTTTGCCTTTTCTTGTCATCATCATTAACTTTCTTGCTGAATTGTATCTTCATTTTTCTTCGCTTTTTTCTCCTGTCAGTTTTTCGGAAATTAGTAAAACTGCACGGCGCGCTTGCTTCATGTCTTCGACTAATTCTCTAACAGCGGGGTCATCCGAAAATAATTCAAGTTTAGTTTTTTTATCTATCCTCTTGTAATAATGATTTAGAGTTTCTATGGCGGTTTCGATTTGTTCGTTAGTTTCTTCCAACAGCTCGACAAGTTCGAAGTTTCTTTTTACGCTACGATAAAAAGCATAAAGAGAAGCCGCAGAAATCATCAATAAAACAAGAATTAAAACAATCATACTATTTCTTTAGTCACCTCGTCGTATATTTTGAATACGGCTTCAGAAGAATACTTCTGTTTTATGACGGAAGCTAATTCTGCTGCCCATTCGCGGGGCGTTGAATAACTGCTCCGAAACTTTGCTAATTTTTTCTTAACGTCTTCTTCGACTACTTCGGCCCATTTTGCCTGAGGAACGAATATTTTGTTGTCGACTCTCGACGGATGTATCTGCTTTAGATTGTAAGATATAGAAATATATTTACCGTGATTTAAAAACTCAGTATGACCTGACCATCCTGTCGCGATAACTGGTAAACCTGATGCTGCAGCTTCAAGGATCGGTAGACCGTATCCCTCGCCACGAGTCAAAGACACCAGCGCTTTTATCTGTTCGTGTTTGTAAAGAGCAGCGACTTCAGAATTCGACATCTCTCCATGCAATAAGTGTATCTTCGGAAAATCGCCTTTTCTACATTCATTGACCAAAGTTTTCATCAATTGCTCGGTGCGTTTTTTGTCAATGGGCGTATTACGTCCGAGGTTGGTTTTCACTACGATACCAACATCTTTGTCGTCTTTAAAGACTTCACAAAGCCATTTAACGGTAAACAAAATATTTTTACGATCATTAAATGGATTGTCTCCCGTAACTTGACCGAAGATCAAGAAATTAAAGTTCGTAGAAAAATTCGGGAATTGATCGACTCGATCTTCGGAATTTTCTTCCAGTATCTCGTCGCAAAAAGATTCAGGAACTACGACAACAGGTACGTCTATCTGTCCTGCATTCTTCAAAGAACTTGCAGCGTGTTTTGATGGCACGATGATCAAGTTCATCCTATTACACGCTTTGACCCAATCTGGATTGCAAACGTCAGTTTCGACGCCGGCAGTCATTCCAACGTTAAATTTTGCAATCGATGGATCCCACTCGTTGGGAAGTTGTAATTGAAAAGAAACGTCGTATTGCTTTTCCTTGGGCACAGATAGCTCTACAGAATTTTTTGCAATTTTGTCTATTAAACCTCCTTGGACATTTTTATCTAATATCCAGGGGGTGTCTCCCCATGGTAGAACCTGGAATTTTACGTCCAGGTTGGGTTTGGATAAGAGCCACGCTGCTACTTGCCTACAATGAACGCCATATCCAGACTGAGTTAATGCAGGACCCCTTACGACGATTTTTTTCATATTAAATCTCCACGTGAGACCACAACTTGGGCTTATTGTTTTTCCAAGTGTCTATTGTGCTCGATAACGTTTTATCCCAAGCCCCAACCATATTTTCTAGATCATAATCTTTGTGGGCGTGAGTCATAGCCTTTAGCCCTAACTCTTTGCGACCTTCAGACCCTAACTCGTACATCTTCATAAATGCGTCCGCGAGGGTCTCGTGAGAAACAAAATCTTCATAGATGTATGGAACCATTTGATTGCCAACTAGCGATTTCACTTCAGGATCTAACCCTATTCCAAACTGTTCGCCCGTTTCTAAGTCTTCGACCTGTCTGGTTAGACCGCCAGTTTTAATCGTTATAATGGGTTTACCACACATCATCGATTCTAACGTGGGCAAACCGAATCCTTCGTTACAACTACGATTGACTATCGTGTCGAAAGAATTATACAACAAAGCCATGTCTTCAAAATGAGTTCTGCTCTTAGAAAAAACGACGTCCTTTTGTATGTTCAACATGTCTATAACATGATATAGATTTGGTCCTTCCGGATCTAGCGGTTCAGTGTGCATGACCATTGTCGCTTTGCGATGTCCGTACTTTTGTTCTAGCTTTTCTAGAAACATCTTCCAAGAAACTAAGATGTCTCCCGGCATTTTTCGACGAGCATTACGACTCACATAACCAACGACGAAATGGTCAGCCTTGTTCTCTCCTAAAAGTTTTTTCTTAAACGCTAAAACGCTGGCTTCGGGAAGTGGTTTGTAAACTTCCTTTGGTACAGCGTGAGGTATATAATTCGTCTTTTCTGGAAAGCGTTCTTTTACCATCTGATACGTCGGCCAGTTGATACAATTGATTAAGTCGGTCGACTCATAAAGAACTCTATTAAAATCTGGCCAAGGGTGGTTGTCCCATAGATGCCAATATGTTATGGGACAAATTTGCTTAATTTCGTCGGCCATTTCCCAGACCCAAATAAAGAAACGTGGATCTGTAAAAAGCATTAAAGCGTCAGGTCGGAGTTGAACCAACGTTTGTCTTAGTAAGTTCCTGTCTCCAAAACCATCAGTAGGTTTAACAATAAAATCTTGATTGACTACATTCAAACTATAGTCCTCGTGCTTTACGGCACCACCGAAACACCTGAAGCTATATTTTCCGGTATTAATTAATCCATGAATTAGCCATCTAGCTTGCGTGCCGACGCCTGACGTTGATAGCGGATGATCGCTCAACATTAAAATAGTTTTCTTGTTGCTCATTACTATCCTATCGTAACTATTTTTTGAGTCTTGTAATCTTTTTTAGGTACAATGCGACGTACCTTTATATTCGCACCAAGTGCAAGCGTCTCGATTTTTTAACGCGACGCCTCTTTTTACTGAGGTTATCATGTTGCTAACGACCTTAAGAGATCGCTTGATGGGCACTTCTCCAAGAGAGACAGAGAATAACTCGCAGTGATTTCCTGGCTTGGCTGCTTTCTTTAGAAGAACAAATCCGCATCGAACATTCTTCGTATCGACCTGTGGATTCTTTTGACACCAATAGTTTTTATAGAGTGCAAGCTGGGCTTTCACCATGTCATCTGATCGCTTCTCTCTAAACCATCCCCTTGCGGTGGTTTTCCAATCGAGAATCAA